GTGGTTTTAGCGCTAGGATTATGCCTGGGTAAACTACGACTGGGGCCAATCCAATTAGGTAATGCTATTGGTGTGTTAGTGGTATCACTATTGCTGGGGCAACAGCACTTTACCATCAACACAGAAGCACTGAATCTGGGCTTCATGCTATTTATTTTTTGCGTCGGTGTTGAAGCTGGCCCAAACTTCTTCTCTATTTTCTTCCGCGATGGCAAAAACTACCTGATGCTCGCCTTGGTCATGGTCGGCAGCGCAATGATTCTGGCGCTGGGGCTAGGTAAATTATTTGGCTGGGATATTGGCCTAACCGCCGGGATGCTTGCCGGATCAATGACTTCCACCCCCGTGTTGGTGGGCGCAGGCGATACGTTACGCAATACCATTGCAAATAATCCGGCACTGCAACACGCCCAAGATAACCTGAGCCTCGGTTACGCCCTAACCTATCTTATCGGGCTGGTTAGCCTGATTTTGGGGGCGCGCTATCTGCCAAAACTCCAGCATCAAGATTTGCCCACCAGCGCCCAACAAATTGCCCGTGAGCGAGGCCTGGATACGGATAGCCAGCGGAAAGTCTATTTGCCGGTCATTCGCGCTTATCGAGTTGGGCCAGAATTGGTGGCATGGGCAGATGGTAAAAATCTACGTGAATTAGGGATTTACCGGCAAACCGGTTGCTATATCGAGCGCATTCGCCGCAATGGTATTTTGGCCAATCCAGACGGTGATGCGGTGTTGCAAGTGGGCGATGAGATCTCACTGGTGGGCTACCCAGATGCCCACTCCCGCCTTGATCCGAGCTTTCGTAACGGCAAAGAGGTGTTTGACCGCGACCTGCTGGACATGCGCATTGTTACCGAAGAGATTGTGGTCAAAAACAGCAATGCTGTCGGTAAGCGGCTCAGCCACTTAAAATTGACCGACCACGGCTGTTTCCTTAACCGTGTGATCCGCAGCCAAATCGAAATGCCGATTGATGACAATGTGGTATTGAATAAAGGTGATGTGCTGCAAGTCAGCGGCGATGCACGGCGCGTCAAAAGCGTGGCAGAAAAAATAGGCTTTATCTCCATTCACAGTCAGGTCACTGACCTGCTGGCTTTCTGCGCATTCTTCATTCTGGGGCTGATGATCGGCCTGATTACCTTCCAGTTCAGTAACTTCAGTTTCGGGATTGGTAATGCCGCGGGCCTATTAATGGCCGGGATCATGCTCGGATTTCTTCGTGCCAACCACCCTACTTTTGGCTATATCCCGCAAGGTGCGCTGAATATGGTGAAAGAGTTTGGATTGATGGTCTTTATGGCTGGCGTCGGATTAAGCGCCGGTGGTGGTATCAATAGCAGCCTGGGTGCTGTCGGCGGTCAGATGTTGATTTCCGGTTTGATTGTCAGCCTGGTCCCTGTTGTTATCTGCTTCCTCTTTGGCGCTTATGTATTACGCATGAACCGCGCCCTGCTTTTCGGGGCCATTATGGGAGCACGAACCTGCGCACCTGCCATGGATATCATCAGCGACACGGCACGCAGTAACATCCCTGCGCTAGGCTATGCGGGGACCTATGCCATTGCCAACGTGCTATTGACGTTGGCAGGCTCTTTGATAGTCATTGTCTGGCCTGGAATATTAGGTTAACCCACCAAAAGGGGCATTTAAGGGAAAGCTAAACATTATTTTATACTTTTTTCATTTACCCAGAACTTTCTTACTGGACTGGGGTCTGAATTAGTGCCACTGCTTTTCTTTGATGTCCCCATATTGAGGAGCCCGATAGTCCCGCCTTCTTAGGTTCAAGACTAGTCGGGTTTTTTCTTGCCTGGAATTCAAGCCCTTATCTATCAATATCTTACAACCACTTTACATGGCTATTGGCGATGGAGTGGCGGCAGAATTTAAAACTTATCAGCCAGTTACTCGTTTAGAAATGAATTAGCATCACTCAGATGCGATAACGTAGCCATTATTTCTGTTTCGTTACCGTGAGTTTATCACTGCATTTTTGCACGGCCCAATAAATGATAGCGCTAGCAATAACGACACCAATAGCGACTAGCCAAGCAGCAATCCCTTCATAGAAAGCGTAAGCAGTCATCAATCCTATAGCCATTAAGGACGCAACGATAACGCCAAGCATATCGAAAATAAAACGTAATAGCCCATTAATAACTTTTGATTTCATTAGCAAAACGCCCCAAGATTAAAGGGTTACTTTGAACCATTTTGCTAAGTTGAAGGAAGCGCTCAAATGGCTTTTCAAAAAGAAAGAATAACATATCGTAATCGTTAGGCCTTAGCTTGCTGTAAAGCAATGGACTTTCTCCAGCCAATTTTCGTGATGCTTCGCTAGCCCGCGCTGCAATCCCTTGGAGCATTACACCAGACACCATACCAGTAGTACCAAATCTGAAACCCAGTTTTACCAAGGAGCTAGCCGCCAGGCCGCTAACGACTTTTCCACTGATATAGCCCGATATCAACATTTGGGCCGTCATACGTGTTGCTTTCCCAGTTGCCCCATAGATCAGCTTTTCATGCAATTGGTGAATGGCTTCATCCGGTAAGTGACTGAGCGTATCATTAATAATGATATCTGCCATTTTGGCGATGATGGATCTATCACGAATAAGATTGCCAAAAGCGCTCAGGAAACGCTTATCATCAAACATATTACGTTGTTGATAATATCGCCCTCCATCCGAGAGATTCAAATCCTGAAAGGTTCGCTCAACCCCCAGATATAAGTCCATAGGAATAGACTTGATCCCCTCAGCCATAGCCTGAATAAATTTTAATGAATCCATAATATATCCCTGTTGAACTATCATTCGACATTCACATCCTGTAATGACGAACAATGAATGCCTTATCAGTCCATCATCCCAAAGGGAGCCTCATAAACGCACCTTACTTTCTCCTTGGAAAACACATCTGGTATAAATTTGATAGAAAGGGTGATATTCAGGCTTTTGGAAAGTATGTGACGTCAATCCCCACACCACAATAAAGACAGGTTATACAAACCGTTACAACATTGACCACGCAGATCAAAAATGGCCCCACCCGCGCCAGCTGTAGTCTGCCAGCTTTTCCCCCCCCATCTGACAGCTCACACAAAAAGATCCACCAACCCCACGTAATTCACACAATATTCTTTAAATTCAATGTACTAATACTTTCCCGCGGTCCACTCCGAGATCCAAAAACTGAAAAACACTGAAATTCTTTTCAATCTTTTCAGTTGGCATAACGCCGCAAAGCCCCAGCCACGGCGCGGGCTGGCGGGGTGTTTTGTAGAAATTTAAAACTGAAAAAACTTTATAACGCAAAGTGTGCAGGCGGGTGCGGTGTAGTGCCGTTTCCGTCATGATTACGTTTCTTTCGTGGCATATTCCGCTACGTGTGCGGGTCGTGGCTGGCGTGATCCATTTCGGGTATTGCGGTGTGATGATGGGTTTACTGCGTGGCATGTGGGGCCGCTGGCGATGGTTTTAGATGGGCGTAAAAAAGCCCGCGCGCGGCGGGCTGATTGGGCGAGATCGATTAGCCGATCACAGGGGAATATTTATCACGTAATCCGTCTGATTTGGCCCCAGTGGCGGTGATGCTCCCTGCGTTCAGTGGGCCATCAGTATTGGTATGAGTATGTGCGGCGGTCAGTGCTGCCAGCTCTTTCACCACATCCAGCGTATCGATCATGAGGGCCATCACGTTAATCTGCTGGCTACCAATCCACACCACCGGCGCTATCACATCCTGCCGGGCAGCGGCGATACTGCTGCGGATATTGCCAATCTTCTCTATCAAATCCTGCCCCACATCGGTGGTGAAGGTTTTGCCCACTTTGGCCATGTAACTGGCTTGGGTGGCCAGACTGTAATCTCCCTCGCTAATCTGCTGGATAGCACCGGCCAGTAAGGTGGCCGTCCCCAGCACCGTGGTTTTATCGGTGGCCTGAACGGTGGTTTCACGGGCCACCAGTGTGCGGGTTTCATCATCGGCGGTAATCACCCGGCTCATGGATTCTTCACGAATCACCTGATCGGTTTTGCGCTCCCAATCCCCCGCCACCGTCACCCGCTGCGATACGCCATCACGCTGTTGCTGTAGCTGTTCACCCGGCAGCACCGTGGGCAGATTATTGCCCTGTGATAGCGTCTGGCGCCGCCTTGCCATCATCATCCAGCAATTGCAGATTAACGGCATAGCGGGGCCGGAACGGGTCGGCCATATCACCGCTGGTCACTGCTTCGCTTGGCCCCTCAACACGGGCCATTTTTGGCAGATGTAACCCGGCTGATAGCTCCGGGCACCGATTACCGCGATATCTGGTATGACAATGAGTATGACCATTACACCCTGCCGATTGACCGGCTGGCGCTGGCACAATTGATAAATCTTAATGGCCAACATGGCGGCGTGATTTATGCCCGTAAAAATATGGTGGCATCGGATTACCAAAGCGGTGGCCTGACCCATGAAGAGATTGAAGCCGCTATTTTTGATTATTTTACCTTTGGTGATGTGGGCATTCTTAAAATCCGTAACGGCTGGGGCAACGTGATTGGTCTGGCCCCCTTACCGGCCCTGTATACCCGTATCCGCAAAAGCGGTGAATACGTGGTATTGCAGGAGGGTGAACCTCTTGTTTACCCGGAAAATGAGGTCATTTTTCTCAAACAATACGACCCGCAACAACAGGTTTATGGCCTGCCGGATTATATCGGTGGTATCCACTCCGCATTGCTCAACAGTGAAGCGGTGATTTTCCGTCGCCGCTATTACCACAATGGGGCGCACACTGGCGGTATTTTATATACCAGTGACCCGTCAATGACCGATGAAGTGGAGGAAGAAATTGAACGCCAGCTAGCTGACAGCAAAGGGATTGGTAATTTCAGCACCATCTTGGTCAACATCCCGAACGGTGACCCGGAGGCGGTGAAATTCATTCAGATGGGGGATATCAGCGCCAAAGATGAGTTTGCCAATGTGAAAAATATCAGTGCGCAGGACATTCTCAATGCTCACCGCTTCCCGGCTGGGTTAGCCGGGCAGATACCGGAAAATGCGGCGGGTTTAGGTGATCCGGAAAAAGCGCGGAACACCTACCGAAAAGATGAAATTTCACCAGTACAACGGCGCTTTAGTGCAGCCATCAGTGCCGATCCAGAGATCCCGGCACATCTACAGCTAAATTTTGATGCACAAATAGCAAACTCAGGTGCACCATGAGAGTAAACACGTTAAAATTCTATAGGTTAGCCACTTGGGGAGCCAGAAACATGCGAGTGATGAAAGTTTTATGCCCCGAATGCGGTGGCGCAGCGATTATCCGAAAAACCAACCGTAAACACCGGCAGATTTCAGATTTATATTGCGCCTGCAATGATGTGGAGTGTGGCCACACTTTCGTGATGAATGTGACCTTTTCCCACACCATTAGCCCCAGCGCCAAGACCGGGGATAAGCTGATCAAAACCGTTGTCGATTCTATGAACCCACAGCAGCGACAAATGATGCTCAGCTTGTTGCACAAGGTAGTGCATCTGCCGCCATTGGATTTGATGCTGCCCCCAATCGAGGATAGGATGAGTTTGGATGCAGCAGACTGATTTTCCAGACATCCAGCTACCGAGTTGTTATTGTTTCGGTCGTGGCCAAGCCCGGTAAAGGCGTTCTGAATACCAGAAGAAATTCTGGCGAAACCCACCATAAGGTGGGTTTTGTTATTTTAGGGGTGAACCTATCCGGTAATAAAGATGGTCACTAGCGCAAGTTAAGCCATTTCTTGTGGCTCATGAGTATCTCGCTCATAAGTTCTGCGTAACACGTCAATCTGTTGCCATAAAATAAGCGAGAGAACTTCTTTTGTATCTGCTCGATCAAGGGTGACGATGGCGTAAATCAGGGCGCGGCAGTGGTCGATTAGTTCTTCTAATTCGCGGGGCGAATCATCGTACATGGCGCACCTCCAACAGGAGGGCGATAGGGAGCGATACAGGTGGGTAGGTAATGGTATTGCAAGGGGGCTTAGTCGTCGAATCCATGATGACAACCTCTCAGTTGAAGGTGGTTAAACTCACCGCCCGAGGTTCCAATCTCTTAATGGGTGGTGAACTGAGCAAGGTTGGAACTACCGGTCAACAGAGAATCCGGCGCATCTTGCGATGCCCCTGCCCAGCTCACCATTGATTACAGATGTAGCCGTGCTCCGCACATAATAACCGCTTACACAGTTATGCGCCCTGTTGAAATACGGGGTTCCAAACCCGGCAGCAGATTTTTCCGCTGCGGCGTGACTATAGCCCAACCGCGATCCACTGTGCAATTGACCAGTATCATTTTAGGACAAACATTTTTTTTGCTGTAAAAATAGCGAGTTATTGAGGCAGTACAGGGAATAACGATGAATGATAGATCAAGAAAAGAATTAGGTGCAGTAAATAAGTAAGCAGGTGACGTTTAAAGCAACATCGCCTGCTAACATTAGGGACTCAGCCTTTGAATTAATGGCAGAGTTGAGTCAGCTCTTTTTCACTCAGACCGGTCGTTTTCATTACGAGAGTACGATCAACGCCATTAGCCAGCATAGCGCTAGCAATTTTCAGGGCTGTTTCTTGCGCCCCTTCCATGCGGCCTTCTATGCGGCCTTTTTGTTCCAGTTTCTGTGCAATCGTCATGAGTACCTCTTCGTGCTGTGGTAGACGGTGGGCCAGTTCCCAGATAAACGTTTCCGGCGTGAGAGCTTCACCATTCTGTAGCATGTAATTCATCAATGATACTAGCTGATCTTCCGTATTGTAACCTCTTGATAGCAGTGTGACCAGTGGTTCCATCAGCTCGGATATGTCACGTTGACGAATGTGCTTCTGCAACAGTTCTAGCATGGCAATGCCCCGGTGGCTCATGATCTCATCATCTGGGATCACCGTGATATCGACCAGCGGGAAGCTGCCGCCATAGAGTTGCCCGGCCAGCACTGGCTGGTTGAACGCTTGTAGCCAGCTCATGGGATACGGGTAGGGTGTGACCTGCCCATGATAGAACAGGATAGGTATCACCAGTGGCAGTTTGTCGTTACCCGCATCGAGATGGCGCTGCATGGCGGCGATGGCATAACGCATTAACCGAAAAGCCATATGCTTATCAGGTGAACTTTGATGTTCGATTAGGGCGTAAATATACCCGTCCTGCGTCTGCGTTTTCAGCGAGTAGAGTACGTCAGAGTAATAGGCCCGCAGGTTATGTTCGATAAAACTACCGGACTCCAGTTGTAGGGTATTTAAGTCACATATTTTTCGGTATTCAGGCGGTAAGTGGATCTCCAAAAAGTCACGGGCAGTTTGTTGATGGGTAAGAAATTGTTTAAAAATAGCATCATGGGGTGTAGGTGTGGTTTTCATCGGGCGATATTAACACTATTCCTTTATCATATTGAATATTAAGCTTTATTTTCAGATTTTTATTACATGCAATCAATAAGGTTACTTTTATACTGCTTCCGCAGGAGGCTATCCACACGGAAGCAGTCATGAGTTAATAAGATTTAAGAAAATAAAGTGATATACAGTCTGTGAAGTATTATTTGTATAAATTATTTTATTCAAAATATTTATAAGTTGTTTTTTGATAATAACTTTAGCTATCGGTAAGGTGGTTTTGATAACTGTTTTTTTCAATTTTATTTAATTCGTCAATTAATGCCGCTGTCATTTCTGCAATCCAAAATAGCGCTAATTCCCTGTCCTCTTCTTGGCAATTACTACTCGTGACCAACCTTGCAACCAAATCAATACGATCCAAAGCCAAAGATTCAAAAAATAGATCTGTCACGACCCTACCCCTCTATTTACTCTGTTTTCACTGTGTTTGCATACAGTACAATAATATTAAAAGATTAGGGTACTGATAACCTTACAATCTAAGGAAATTAAAGGTTCCACTAACTCCATCCCGGCCAACGTTGGTGCTCCGGTAGTGGCGCAACTTCCTCTAACCGACCATTTTTAAGCCTGACTGAACGATCAGCATAAAATTGCAGGCTGCTGCCCCGTTCCAGTATCGCTATTTCCTCCTCATTACCCCAAAAACCTCTCAGGCGTAACTCTTCTGTTAATCGTTGCCGGGACTCCGGCGTACAGTTATTGACAGAACTCCTAGCGGCGGCGTTGCCGCCAGAAAAACCTAAAACCCCGGCCTGCGCTGCGCTTTCGGCCAACTTCGGCACAATCTGCCACTTAACCAGACGGGTGCAGATAAGGGATTCAAGCCCCAATAAAGGGGAATAAATGCCCTGAATACGCTGCACATCTTCGGCGTAGATGTTGCCCATTTCGGTGATCTCATAGGACAGGCGCACAGTCAGACAATTCCGGCTCACCATCGGCCCACCCTGAAACTCGGTGTAGGCATACCAGTTGCCCACATCCGCAGCAAAACGCACGTTATCCATATCCTGATCCGGTAGTATTTGCCCGTCTCCCGGCAAGCGGCGTAACTCGCGCCAGACGGTGACCGGCGCACCACCGATTTGCTGAAACTGCCGAATACGCCAACGGCTGGCCCATGCGGTGACTGCTTTGGCCATCTCTCGCGCACTGCCGCCGGTTTCGCCATCTTCTTCCTCGCCCAGCGCGTAACCGTCGATATTCTTTGATATATATTTCGCGATATAGCCGGTTGCACTGCCCTTGGCCGGATCAATAGGTTCAGCATGGAAACGGGCTTTCAGTGCTTCGGGGCTTTGTAATGTTTCTGAATCTTCCAGCCGGGCGTAATAGCAAAGAATGTCGCGCACCGGTGAGACGTGCTGCGGCAGCATAAACAGCAACACATGCCAGTGTGGGGTGCCATCGTGATGCGGCTCTACCACCCTAAAACCAAAGACATTAATCCCGGCGCGGGCAATGGCGGCACGGGCTTTAGCCCATACACTGCATAAGTATTTTTGTGTCTGCCGGGGGCTGGCCCCATTCCAGTTGGTGACAAAGCCGCCACCGTGATACACCGCATGATATTTAGACGGCGCGGTGATGGTGTAGAACTCCCCCACACAGCCCATTTCATTGGCTAAATCTTCAAAACCTCGCATTCTAACCATCAGTTCACATCTCCGTATTGCGGGATTGGCGTTGCTGCCATTCACCATGTCTTCTAACGAAACTCGTTCACCGTCCTGATTTTCCAGCTCAAATGCCTTGAAAAACTCACGGTTGCGCCGCTTCTGTTCCACCCATTCAGCCATGGTTGACCGGCTGACATAGGCTGACGCTGATTTCTGTACTTGCCCCACCGCAATGGCCATATGTTCACGGCGCAGATCACGCAGGCGTTTTAAACGTACACGCCACCAATTCGGCGACATCATGCGCAGCAGGCCGGATTCAATTTTTCGCGGGTTAATTGTCTTGCGGCTGGAATTGAATTCCCGCCAGTACGGCGGTTCAGTTCCCACTTGTTTGCTCAGTTTTACAAGGCAGATATAGGCCCGTTGGGTGCGCTGCCAGAGTTCTTTTGGGTCGCTGCTCTGACTGGTGAAATTACGTTCGATATAGTCGGTAAAACTTTCAGACATAAAATCAGCCACCCGGTGGGACAGGTTGCGTAACTCATCCCGGCCAAACGATGGCAGGCGTTCGAGATCATCAGCAAAGGACCACGGTAAGAAACCGGGCGCGTTGATGACCGGCTGGTACTGGCGGTTAACCATCTGTAGACGTGGCAATACATTCTCGCCCACCGTAGTGCGTAAGAATGTATTGGCATGGCGACGGCCTTTTGATTGGTACAAGTTGGAATATCGATCACCAAAATAGCGGGCCAGAAATTGGGGCATCCCGCCTAAATACTGGCTGCGCCATTGGTGGTCAGTCGGGTTCTGAACAAAGAGTTCGTCTTCGGTGATGCTGATATCTTGCGGGCGGCGTAGCCCCTCCGGCTCCCGGCTGAACTCGCCATTAAAGGGTAAAGACAGGGATAAAAACTCCCCGTCGATAAAGTCATTTACTGGGCGCTGGATGGTAGCGGTCATTCGCTCCAGACTCGCCCGTAACTCATGTACCCTAGCGTTTGAGGCAGGTGCATGTGACTGACTCCAAATTTAGGTAATAAGGATCCCCGACCACCGATGGGAGGCCGTTGGTATTTGTGGCTTTGGCTAATTAATGCAGGTGTGGCGTAGTGCTGGCTGAGGCACAAGAGTGGTTAATTTGTACTAGCCCGTGGATCTCAATGGTTTTAATCCACCAGTTATTAATATTCCAAGTGACGACACCTAGCCCCAGCGCACTGGATATATAAAAAATGGCGCGAATAGAGGCTAGCGCTTCAATTTGATCACTGTTTGATTCCGCCTCACGATATGCCCGGCCCCAAAATGCCGCATTGGCCGCAAACCATTGATGGGGGTTGGTCAAATGCATGGTGTCATTAAACATCACTGGCTGTAATTCAATACGGTTGCCCACTGAACGACATTTACCCAAGAAAAATTGAGCATAATTATGGGCTACACCCCAGTGGTCAAAATCTGCCATCAAACCCGCTTTATCTACTGCGATTACTTTCATCCTATTTCCTAATTATCACTGTAATGAATATTGACCATTGGTTGGGCTGTAATCATTTCCGGGCCGTAAGTTTTGACGGGTGCCGGTTGATGCTGCGGCTTTCGGTTGCACTTATTCCCTTTCACAAAATCTAGCGTACCGACTTGACCGAACGTATCTACCAGCGCCCGTAATCGCTGAATCCCTCGCTGCAACTGATGTAATTCTTCACGGGAAAAATCATCCCACAGATACCGGCAGTGCTCTGATTTCATCCCTGCGGAGTGGAGTAAAATTCCCCGGTGCTGTGCCGGGAGTTTTTCCCATATCACCCTTGCCCGGCTGTGACTGCCGGTCACTTTGTTGCGGATAATGGCTATCCATTTGCTGTTATTGGCCGACATGGTTACCCCCTTAATCCCATCAAACGGAACCACCACCGGCGGCGCTTGGTTTTAAAGATAGGTTTACGTGATTCCCCTAGAAACACCACTCGGCTGGCGCAGGGTTGCCAGCGCTGGCCGTTTGGTAATTCAATCCAGCCGTGGTCAAAATGGCTTAATTGTTGGCTGGGTGATTGTTGTTTCAGGTAGTTAGCGAAAACTTTCATAAGTTCCTCAGTTCAGGCCCGGAACCGTCCGCTAGCGCTGATAAAGTCAACCGCTGCGGCCAGTGCTGGCGTGGATTGGAAACGCGCTTCAACCGAGACAACAATCAGCGACAGGTCACGAATGGCCTGATTCGCACGGTCAAGAATGGCGTTTCTACGGGATTGCGTCATAGGCCCGGCGGTGACGGTTTCACCGGCAATAGCACCGATAGCTGCCGTAGCGCTCAAGGTATGAATAGGTAAATTAGCGGGATTGGCTTCATTAACCGGTACCGCTGGCAAGCATTGCAGTTGAGACAGCAAGCCATCAAGCAGGGTTGGATCTTCGGTAATGTCAGTGAGCGTCAACAGTTCTATGCAGCTCAACTGGTGCGGCTGGTCAGGATTAAGTTTGTTACGCAGGGTCTGCGGCTTCATACCGATTTGCTCGGCAACCGCCGTTAAATTGTTATTCCGGGCGAAAGCACGGCATGACATATCAAAGCGCGGGTGTTTAGAAAGCTGGAAATCAAACATGGTCGATACCCTCCCAATAACGCAATATCGAACTAGGCGATTGCAATATCACAATTCGAGAGAGCATCTACGGTGAGTGCAGCCATGTTGATCATGACTTTTTCGCGCTTCATATCTTTATCTTTCCGGAGGCGATGACGGGTTAAACGACCATCGGCCAACATCGCTTTGATAGTTTCTGAATCCAAACCGGTTAACTCGGCATATCTCTCAACTGTGACGTGAGGAGTTAGAAGAGTGATTGAAATATTAGGTCTCATGATGCAACATCCCCTATTCGCTTGTGGTGAGCGGTAGTAAAGATTAATAATGGGTGGTTATTCACTTTTCGAGATGAATTTAATCTCTCGAAAAGTGAATGTCAATCAATAAACTTCATTTTTCGAGATTAACATGGATCTTCGACGTGGTGGCCAAGCGGCAATTGACCGGATGCTGGAGGCTTATGGCTTCGGTACAAAGCAGGCTTTATGTGAGCAACTAGGCATATCTGCCAGTACATTAGCCAACCGTTATCTACGTGATACTTTTCCCGCAGACCTCGTGATTCAGTGTGCTTTAGAGACTGGCGCATCACTGCGTTGGTTAACTACTGGTGAGGGCGCGATGTATGAAAATGCTAAACAGCTTGATATCGTGCAGATTCCTCGCCAAAAGTTGTTAGACGGCAAACTCTACGACTCGAATTTCTATATGTTCGATAAGGCGTTCTTACCTGACGGATTAAAAGACCCGGTTGTTATCCTTGATGGGGATGTCACCTATATTGCTGATCGCAAGTTCGATGAAGTTCAGGATGGTAAGTGGGTTGTTGATATAGAGGGAAAGGTTAGTGTGCGAGACATTATTCGTATTCCGGGTGGTAAAGTGCGGGTTGAGGGTGGGAAGTTTTCTTTTGATTGTTTAATTAATGAAATCACAGCAAAATCTAAAATCATGAAAATTTCATTTAATATTTAGCATAATAGTAAAATGAGGTATCAAATGAGTACGTGGAAAGAGGCATTTGAAGCTAGAAATGATTTAAAAGACTACGGAGATAATGGACTTGCATTATTTGCTTTAGCTCTACGTTTCAATATTGATGATTTAGAAACTGTGGCAGCCGAATCTATTACTGATGGGCATGATGACAAAAAATGTGATTTGGTTTTTATCAATCAAGAAGATGAATATGCTGTCATAGCTCAATGTTATATGTCTACTAAAGATAGACAAGAGGCTCCTGCAAACAAAGCAAGTGACTTGAATACGGCCTTACCTTGGTTATTGCAGCGAGATATTAATGAAGTACCCGAAAGGTTAAGATCTGCCGCAAAAGAAATTAGAGCTAAAATAAACAATGACGAAATTAAAAATATTTACATTTGGTACATTCATAATTTACCTTGTTCAAAAAATGTAAGAAATGAGCTAATAACTGTCCAGCAAACTGCAAAAACTATCTTAGCAAATGATTTCAAAAAAGATAAGATATCAGTTGAATCAACGGAAGTAGGTGATTCAATGTTATCCGATTGGTACAATGAATCATTGTCTCCAATATTAGTTGACGAATCCTATTCTATAGATTTAGATGGTGGCTATGAAGTTAATGGAGATGGTTGGAAAGCGTTCTGCTCAAGTATCCCAGCAAAATTTTTGCATAGAACATATAAAAAACATAAAACAAAAATATTCTCAGCCAACATAAGAGATTACTTGGGTGCCCGCTCATCAAACTCAAACATTAATAATGGAATAAGGAAGACGGCTGAGCATTCCCCTGGAAATTTCTGGGTATTTAATAATGGCGTAACTATACTTGTTCATTCATTCAACTACTCAAAAGATACAGAGAAATTAAGTATTCGTGGCCTGTCAATAGTAAATGGGGCTCAAACTACCGGTGCAATTGGCTCACTCAGTCGCTCTCCATCAGATGAAGCAAAAGTTCAAGCTCGCTTTGTCTGTGTGAATAATGGAGATAATGAGTTAATACAAAATATAATTCAATATAACAATAGCCAAAATAAAGTTGAAGCGTCAGATTTTCGAAGTACTGATAAAATTCAAAAACGGTTAAAAGAAGAATTTTCACAATTAAAAGATGTCGAATACGACGGTGGTCGTAGAGGTAGTGCAGCTAGTGTAATAAAAAGAAGAGCAAACTTACTACCGTCCTATACTGTAGGCCAAGCATTAATGTGTTTTCACGGTGAACCTATTTCAGCATATAACCAAAAGTCTGGAATATGGATACAAGATAATCTATATTCAAAAATATTTAATGACAACACAAAAGCAACTCATATAATTTGTGCTTATTCATTAATGAAAGCAGTGGAAAACAAAAAGAAAATTTTAATTAAAAAATCGAGTTTGCAACAGATGGAACTACAGCAGCTTGACTATTTTAGAAAGCGAGGTTCCATATCGCTTTTCTGTTCAGCTATCGCCCATTGTCTTGAGACATATATGTCTCGTAAAGTCCCTAATTTATTCAGGGTTTCATTTGGTGAAAAAACCTCACCTGAAGAAGCAGAACAAATTTGGGAAAAGATTATTGATGTAACACTTCCTTTCTGCACACAATTACAACCAGCGTTGGAAGATGGTGGCCTGAATAACTCATCAAAAGTGAATGCGGTGTTAATTACATTTAGTTCTCTAGTTTTAGCCACAGCGGTAATGAATGCTCCGATCTATGCAGAGTTTTCATCAAAAATTCAGCCTATTTAGTAATTCCTTGTATATATTTGGAATAACAAACATTGACCACTGTCTATTCATGGGTCTTCCCCGATCATGGTGGGAGACTCAGAACGCCATGTTCAGCTTTCCGTAGTGGAACAGCACACCCAGTTTGAACCGTTCTTTATTCCTAAAGCCTCGTGACTTGATCCTGAGCAGGCGTATTTTGCTGTTTAGAGACTCCGCATTACCGTTCGATACTCGGTGTTTCATTGCATTTAGGATCCCGTAAAGACGCTTTGCCACCATGCGGGCAACGCTTGCCATGAGAGGGATCCCGCTATTCTTTGCCATTAACATCCATTCTTGCCACAGCCTGCGGCTATGCCTGTCATAACGCCTGTGCCAAAGGTCGCGGGCAAGTTCTTTCATTACCCAACACTGGCTAGTTTCGGGTAATACCAGACGTGCTACTTCCAACCGTTCCGCCCTGCCTCCGTGTCGATTTTGTTTACCGTAAAACCACAGATAACGCGAGCGATGAGCCCCTTTCCTGTCTAACGACGAGATGCGTTTCATTTCCGTCATTCGTGTTTTATCAACAACGCCGCAGAGCGTTTTTGCCACATGGAAGTGGTCGAAGGCGATTTTATCCACGGCATTGGGAAGATGGATCCGGGCTGCGCTGATATAGGCCATGTTCATGTCCATCGACAACGTTTTTATCTCATCCAACTGGTGATCGCTCAGGCTACGCAGATAGCTAGCAAGGCTCTCAACGCCGCGGTCATCTGTCAGTTTCAGAGCCCGGCCTTGCCGGTCAGAGATAACGGTGACGTACTTATGGCCTTTTTTGAAGGCCACTTCGTCCACGCAGAGGTGGCGGGCCGATAAAGGCCTTTTTATCCGGGACAGGCCCCGTTTAACGGCACGCACCATGATACCGTCTACGGCATTCCAGCTCAGCTTAAGCTGCTTTCTGACGGCATCTACCGTGCTGATTTTCAGCCATGAGAGGACAAAAAACTCGAACAACAACGTGTACCTGCTACCGGGTCCAGCCCAGGGGACGGGCAGTGTCTGGCAACCGTGTTCAGGGCAGTCAATGCGTGGGACATCAGCTTCAACCAGCGTGGTGAACTGGCAAGTATCGAGGTGACGCCATTTACGGTGTCGATGGTCATGTATAGGGCAGGATTTACCACAGGTCGGACAGGTTAACTGAGTATGTTCAGCGATGCCGACAGTAACTGTCACAGAACCGGCATTTTCATCGAGAGAAACTGATTTGACCTGCCACGGCGCGGACAGGTTGAGAATGTGTGCATAGAGGGACTTTTCGTCCATGGCAGGCTCCTCAGAAAATCAAGACTGCCACTATAATGCCCTCAGCCACCACAACAGGGGAAGACCCCTATTCATACAGTTAAATGACTCCTTATCTTCCAAGGGGGTTATCAATGTCAGTACGCAAACAACCAACAGGTCAATGGCTATGTGAGTGCTACCCGGCAGGCCGTACAGGTCGCCGGGTGAGAAAAATGTTTGCGACTAAAGGTGAAGCCCTAGCCTTTGAACGTTACACCATGGATCAGGTGAGCAATAAACCTTGGTTGGGTGATGCACCAGACCGCCGCACGTTAAGTGAGGTTGCCGAACTTTGGTATAACCTGCATGGCCGTTCTCTGGAAGCCGGTGAAAAAATTTATAAGAAACTAGAATTGATAGTTGCTGCGCTGGGTAATCCCCCCGCTCATAGTTTGAGTGGCAAAGATTTTGCTCACTACCGCTCTAAGCGTTTATCTGGCAAGATTTATTTCTCAGAGAAATGGAAGAAAGGTGCCAAGCCGGTCACCGTGAATCTGGAACAAAGTTTTTTGAGCGGTATGTTCAGCGAGTTGGCCAGATTAGGGGAATGGAACCTACCGAACCCATTAGACAACCTGCGTAAGTATGCAGTGGCAGAAAAAGAGATGGCGTGGCTCACCCATGAGCAGATTAAAACGCTATTGGCCGCATGTAGTTTTGGCCGGGTAGATTTGCCAATGGTGGTAAAAGTTTGTCTCAGCACCGGGGCGCGATGGAATGAAGCGGAGAAACTCACCCGCTCACAAGTTAGCCCTTACAAAATTACCTTTGTCAGAACAAAAGGTAAAAAGAACCGTAGCGTGCCAATCAGCAAAGAACTTCATGACGAGTTAGTCGCGTTAGAGGGAGACCGTCTGTTCAGTGAATGTGATTTCCGCTTTATGGCCGCAATCAACACCACAGACATTAAATTACCCACTGGCCAGCTTACGCATGTTTTACGCCATACCTTTGCCGCTCACTTTATGATGTCCGGGGGCAACATTCTGGTATTACAGCGCATCCTTGGTCACAGTGATATTCAAATGACAATGCGCTATGCTCACTTTGCGCCAGAACACTTAGAAACCGCAGTGCAGTTCAACCCGCTAACCACCATGAAAGCTGGCGACAAAGTGGCGGCGGAGGTTACTCTTCCCTAGGATTTACTACCCCTCAATAACTAATCAACTCATTGCATTTATTGTATATTGTTGTTTTATATAGAGTAATTAGACTAGTCGGGTTTTTTCTTGCCTGGAATTTGAGTTCTGCCCCTCATATCCCCCTTAAGGCTTTCTTAAGACAAAATTATTACAGTAATAACATTCCCTATTTCTGCTCAGGTTATTTC